CTCCCGAAACCACGCCTTTCATGAACAACATTGGTCGCGGCACCGCTGCCAATACCCTGTTCCAGTGGCAGACCGACGCACTTGCTGATGCAACAACCAGCAATGCTGCACTGCAAGGTGACGATCTAACCACCTATGAAGCCGTAACGCCAACCGTTCAGTTGGGCAATTACACACAGATCAGCCGTAAGACTGTTGTGATTTCCGGCACTATGGAAGCCGTTAACAAAGCAGGTCGCAAGTCCGAGCTTGCTTATCAGTTGGCGAAAAAGGCCGCTGAACTTAAGCGCGATATGGAAACCATCCTGCTTGCTAACCAAGGAGCAACGGCTGGTGACTCGACAACGGCCCAGAAAACGGGTTCGCTTTTGGCGTTCATCAAAACCAACACGTCCGTTGGTTCGGGTGGCGGCAATCCTTCGTACACCACACTTCCAACCGCAACACGTTCGGACGGTACTGTGCGCACCTTCACGGAAACCATCCTCAAGAGCGTGCTGCAACAAGTTTGGACGAGTGGCGGCGAACCATCCATTGTGATGACAGGCCCAGTGAACAAGCAAACCGTTTCTGGTTTCAACGGTATTGCAACGCGCTATCGTGACGTGCCAGCAGGTAAACAGGCACAGATCATTGGCGCGGCTGATGTTTACGTTGGTGATTTCGGCCAAGTAAACATTGTTCCAAACAGGTTCCAGCGTGAGCGCGATGCGTTTGTTCTTTCGCCTGACTACGCTGGCGTTCACTTCCTGCGCCCATTCCAGCAAGTTGAGCTTGCAACCACAGGCGATGCTGAGAAGCGTTTGCTTTTGGCGGAATATGGCCTTGCTATATACAACGAGAAGGCTCACGGCATTGCCGCTGACTTACTCACGTCTTAATCGCAGCACTTAACGGGGGGCGGGGAAACCCGCCCTTTTTTACATGGAAAAACGGATCTTTGAACAAGACGAACTGTTAGGCATCACTCGCATTTGGCACTTTGACGAGGAAACCGATACAGCTGTTATCGAGACAATCCAGAATGTCCAGCCTATTGTCGAAAGCAATAAGTCCGAATTCAACCAGGTTGATGAACGCGCCAGGTGGGACGGTGAAGGGCATGGCGTTCGCGTGGCAAGCATTCCGATGAATCTGTTTATGGAGTTAGTCGGAAAGGGCATTACGCGTAACGAAAAAGATTTCAAGCAATGGCTCAATGACCCAGAAAACCGCCACTTTCGTACACGACCAGGGAGAGTTTGATGAGTGATAAAAGGATTATTTCGGTTTGCGTTCCAGCGCGTGATGAAGTCCATACGATGTTCACCTTTGACTTGGTGAACGCCATCAGTCATCACATAGGCACCACGGGAGAGATTGTTAACTTATTGATGAGCCAAGGCACATTGCTTTGCTCGCAGCGCACGGAATTGGTTATGAACGCCATTCACGCCAATGCCGATTACTTGCTATTCCTTGATAGCGATATGCGTTTTCCCGCGGATACGATTAGCCGATTGCTAGCGCACGGCGAATGCGTCGTGGCGGCCAACTGCGCAAGGCGCAGAATGCCAACGGGCCCAACGGCAGGTAACTATGACAGGGAAACGGGTCGCAAAGTATTGCGTTACTCAATGCCAGATGACACGGGCCTTGAGCAAGTGGACATGGTTGGAACGGGTGTCATGCTTGTTGACATTAACGTGTTTAAGGTTTTGGATATGCCTTGGTTTGCAACCCCATGGGATGTGCAAGCTAAGGGTTACATGGGCGAGGATGTGTATTTCTGCAAGTTGTTGCGGGATGCTGGTATTCCGTTGTATATTGATCATGACCTGTCCAAGCAAATTGGGCACATAGGAACCTTCGAGTATAAGCACGAGCATACTTGGGCACTCCGACCGATGGAAGATGAGCGCAGAAAAGCAGCGGGCGCTCCGGTCGAAACTCAAAAGGTGGCTTGATGGCACTCGACACATTCAGCGGACTCAAATCAAGCATTGCGGACTGGATTAACCGCGATGACTTAACGTCCGTCATTCCATCATTTATCGTTTTGGCGGAAGCAACGTTTAACCGCACAATCCGTACGCGCGATATGGTGCAGCGCGCAACCGCATCGCTTGATACGCAGTACACGGAACTGCCAGCCGATTTCCTGCAAATGATCAACATTCAGTTGAACACAGCAACGCCCATGAAGTTGTCATTTGTGAGCAACGAGCAAGCCGACGATTTGCGATCCACTTACTTTGCAGCCGCCAACGAACCTAAGTATTACTCGATTGTCGGTCAAACGTTTGAAGTGATCCCTTCGCCTGGTGGCGAGTACACCGTTGAAATGTCTTACTACAAAAAGATTCCGGCGCTTTCGGATAGCAATACAAGCAACTGGTTGCTTGCGAAATCGCCAGCCATGTATCTATATGGCGCATTGGTTCAAAGCGCACCTTACTTGCGCGATGATGATCGCATTACCACTTGGGGCACTTTATATAAGGAAGCCTTCAACGATCTAATGCTTGAAGAGCAAAGGTCAAACTTTAGCGGTACCACGCCGCGCATGAGAGCAAGGAGCTACTAACATGGCAGGTTCATTTTCAGATTACCTTGAAGATAAAGTGATGAAGCATGTGTTTACCAACACGTCTTACACATCACCATCTTCGCTTTACGTTGGACTATTTACCGTTGCACCTACGGATGCTGGCGGCGGCACGGAAGTATCTGGCAACAGCTACGCACGCACCGCGGCAACGTTCAGCGTGACAGGTACATCACCAACAACAGCATCCAATTCGGCTAACGTTGAATTTCCCACGGCATCCGGTTCGTGGGGTACGGTTGTGGCGGCAGCTATTTTCGACGCCAGCACGTCAGGCAATATGCTGTCATGGGCCGATCTAACGGCAAGCAAGGCCGTTGGAAGTGGTGACGTATTCCGTTTTGCAACTGGAAATCTGTCAGTCACTTTGGCGTAAGTGAATGGCCCTTAACTATGGCAATGGTGCTTACGGCAGTGGCAAATGGGGAACCGATGCGCCTGTCGATAATTACGGCGTTGGCGCATATGGCCTGGGTAAGTATTCCGCTCCAGATGCCATTGAAGCTGAGGCCGTTAGCACCGCCGTATCAAGCGCAACCGCGGATGGCGAAAAAATATCGGGCGGATTGGCTAATTACGGATTCTATGCCTACGGTTCGGGGCCATATTCGGCGGGTGCTGGCGTTATTAGCGCAACCGCTGAAGCAAATTCAGTTTCAACGGTTACGGCAGCCGGAACCATCATTCAGGATGGCGCAGCCACAGCAGCAAGCGAATCAACGCAAACGGCTAGCGGAACAGCTATACGCCAAAGTGATGCGCCAGCATCAAGCGATACCAGTGCAACAGCAACCGGGCAAATGGTTGCCGATGGCACGGCAACTGCCGCATCAACATCAACCGTTAGCGCAAGTGCTGAAGTTGTTTCTGGTCAATCGGCATTTGCCACAAGTACAAGCGAAGCAACTGCAACAGGCGGCATTCTGTTCTCAGGAACAGCTGCCGCTGCAAGCGATTCAACACAAACTGCGCTTGGCGGTATACGGTTTAGCGCAACCGCTAGTGCACTATCCGAAACAAACGCAACGGCAAGTGGTGCATTCCTTCAATCAGGAACCGCAACCGCAACCAGCACAACCACGGCAAGCGCATCGGGAGAATTTGTCAGAGATGGCACCGCGCAGGCCGCCAGTACCAGTGAACAGTCTGCAACAGGGATTGCGGTTCGTGGCGGCATTGCGCTTGCCGTGTCTGAATCAACAGTTACGGCAAACGCTGAAATTGATGCAGGTTCACAAGCTATTGCCAACGCTGTATCAAGTGCAACAGCTGATGCAAACGTTGATGCAAGTCCGCAAGCGCATGCCGTTGCCGAATCAAGTGCAACGGCTAATGCTGGTACGACGCTTGAGGCTTCAGCATTTGCTCAAGTTGATTCATCCATGTCAGCCGACGGCGGTTTGAAATGGGAACCTGTTGCACCTGTTACCACCACTTGGACAAATATCACAGATCCGTCCAACACATGGACACCAATCAATTCACCATGGCGGGATGCCGCTTAACGAGGTAAATCATGGCCGATACAACAACCAGTAACCTTTCACTTACCAAGCCTGAAGTTGGCGCGTCAACGGATACATGGGGTTACAAACTCAACACAAACATGGATACGCTTGATGCGTTGTTCGCATCAGCGGGTAGCGGTACAAGCGTTGGCTTGAACGTGGGCGCAGGTAAAGTATTAAACGTTGCAGGAAAACTCCAAACAAAACCAATCCTTGAGTCAGCAAACATTGCTGCAACCGCGGCGACCGGAACAGTTAACGTTGATCTTGCAACGCAAGCCGTTAACTATTACACATCAAACGCGTCAGCAAATTGGACATTCAATTTTCGTGGCGATGGTTCAACAACGCTTAATTCGTTCATGACAACCAATCAAGCGTTAACGTGCGCGTTTCTCGTGACGAATGGCCCAACTGGGTACTACCCAACCGGGTTTCAGGTTGATAGCACAACGACTAACGTTAGCGTCAAATGGCAGCAGGGAACGGCACCATCAGCGGGCAATACAACATCCATTGACGCTTATGTGTTCAGTATTATCAAAACGGCTGCAAGCACTTACACGATCCTTGCATCCCAAACGAAGTTTGCGTAAGGAGCAGCGAATATGCCTGTTCTTTCAACACTTGGCGCGGCCATTGCTAACGTTTATGGGTTCACGTCCGGCCTGATCAAAGATACCTATTTCAACCTTGTTTCGCTCCTCCTCCCAGGCAACGGCACTAACGGAGCGCAGAACAATACGTTCTTAGATGGTTCCAGCAATAACTTCACCATCACCCGCAACGGTGACACGACGCAGGGAACGTTCTCGCCGTTCAGCCAGACGGGGTGGGGCGCTTACTTTGATGGAAGCAATGATTACGTTGCAACAAGCGCAAATAATTTGTCAATGCAGTTTGGGACTGGATCTTACACAGTTGAATGTTGGATTTATCAAACAGCAAGAAATTCAAACGGGGCTTTTTTTATTGGTGGAAGCGGTAGCATTTTCCAAGTAAGCATCAATGCAACTGGCTATTTAGAGTCGAGCCTTGCTGGAGTCGGTAGCTTTACAGCTAGTACATCAACAGTCCCTTTGAATTCATGGACGCATATTGCTTTAGTACGTTCTTCAACGTCAACTAATGGCTGCACATATTATATAAATGGCAATGCTTCAGGAACTTATACAGATTCAAACAATCATTCAAGTTCTACATCAACAATAAATATAGGAACAACAAATGCAGGAAGTTCTACTTATGTACTTTCTGGTTATATATCAAACATGCGGATTGCAAAATCAGCTTATTACACTTCAAATTTTACGCCAAGCATTACGCCGCTAACAACTACAAGTCAGGGGGCGACAAATGTTACTTTACTGTCGTTGCAAAACAACCGCTTCATTGACAACGCAGCAACACCAAACACGCTCACCCCCAACAACGGCGTTGCCATCACCCCCTTCTCCCCCTTCGCCCCTACACAGTCCTACTCAGCATCAGCAGTGGGTGGTAGCGGGTACTTTGATGGGAGTGGGGATTATTTGACGATTGCTGACACAACAGAGTTGGAGTTGGGAAGCTCAAACTTCACCATTGAAGCGTGGATTTATCCAACAGCAACACCTGGGGCTAGCGGCGCAACAATCATTGGAAAGAACAGTGCGACATATCCTGGTGGGTATGAATTCAATTTAGTCTTAGATAACGCAAGGACGATTTCGTTCAACGTATACACAACGACACTTGTTTCGTTGCAAGGAACAACCGTGTTGCCACTCAATGCGTGGACGCACGTTGCAGCATCTCGGTCTGGCAATGATTATGCGATCTATGTAAATGGATCGAGAGAGGATTTAGACAGTGCTGGTGGAACGATTCAAGCGACATCATCAAGCATTTACATTGGCGAGTATGGTGGTGGTGGACGGGTTATTACGGGTTACATATCAAGTTTGCGAGTTGTAAAGGGGTCATACGTTTACAACCCATCATCAACAAGCGTCACTATTCCAACGACACCCTTAACCGCTATTACGGATACAAAACTCCTCCTCAACTTCACCAACGCTGGTGTTGTCGATGCCACTGCCAAGAATGTCTTGGAGACTGTTGGGAATGCTCAGATCAGCACAAGCGTCAGTAAGTTTGGTGGCGGGAGTATTAGTTTTGATGGGACATCCAATACAGGTCTTAAAGCCCCAACAGGGAATCTATTTACCTTTGGTAGCGGTGCATTCACTATTGAGTTTTGGGTTAGATTTAATAGCGTAGCCGCAGATCAAATGGTGCTTAATCTAACGGGAACGACAATTGTTTTAGCTTTTTATGTATCTGCAACAGGGACACTAAGCTATTATCTTAGTTCAGATGGGTCTACTTGGAACATTGTGTCTGGTGCGTTAGTAGGTAGCATATCAACAGGCCAGTGGTACAGAGTTGCTTTAGTACGAAGCGGGAATACGTTCACTCCGTATCTCAACACAACCGCAGGAACCCCAACAACATCATCAGCAGCATTGGCTACTCCTGGATCTGGAACATTTCTGCATTTGGGGATGTCAAATGTAAGTGCTTCAAATCTAAGTGGCTACCTTGATGATGTGCGTGTGACCAGAGGCGTTGCCAGAGATATGACAGTGCTTCCAACAGCACCCTTCCCAGTTCAGTGAGGCCAACCATGCTCTACAGTAAAAACGGAAGTATTCCCAAGCCTGAGACTGACGGCACAGAGGGTTGGGTACAAGTGCCTGATGCGCCGGACTGCCCTGAAGGTATGGAAGTTATCTGGTGGTCTCATGAGTGGGTTGTACGGCCACCAAAGCCAGCAGACAGGGCAGGTTATCAGTGGAACTGGAATCACGGCGATAGGCAATGGGTGGAGTGCGCTTATCCGGTGACCGCTACGGAAGAAATCATTGTTGAAGTTGTCACCGCTGACAGCATTGGCGGCGATTCGATTGGAGCGTAAACCATGGATGCTAATGCTAGCGCTAAAGACGTGGAGGCTAAATTGTCAACGCATGAAGCAGTCTGCGCCGAGCGTTATGCCGGCATCAACGCAAGACTTAAACGCTTAGAGCAAATCCTGATTGCATCAGCCGGTGCGATCATCCTTTTGCTTGTCAACACTAACTTAAAACTTTTCCACTGATATGTTTGATCTTTTGTCCGGTGGCTTACTTGGTTCGATCTTTGGCGGACTATTCCGACTCGCGCCAGAGATTCTCAAGTTCATGGATAAGAAGAACGAGCGCAACCACGAATTAAACATGTTCCAACTCCAAACGGATTTGGAAAAGATGCGTGGTCAATTCAAGATGGAAGAGAAATACGTTGATCATTCCATTGCACAATTAGACGCCATCAAAGCAGCGTTCAACGAGCAAGCGGAAACCGCCAAATCAGCCGGTTGGTTTGTGGCGGCTATCAGTGCATTAGTTAGACCTGGCATCACTTGGGCGTTGTTTTTCATGTATGCCGCAGTCAAAGTTGCGGCGCTTTGCATTGCCTTTCAAACGAACGCCAGTTGGTCTGAAGTGTTGACGCAAACATGGGACGCTGACGATTTTGGTTTATTCAGCATGTGCATTTCATTCTGGTTCGTTGGTCGCTCGATTGAGAAGTATGGCAAATGAACGAGGGCATCCAAATCGCCAAAACGTTACTAGTCATCCCGTTTGAGGGATGCGCAAGCGTCTTGCCGGATGGCCATGTGGCGGCTTACCCTGATCCTGGTAGCGGTGGCGATCCTTGGACAATAGGTTTTGGCACAACAGGTCCAGACGTTACGCCAACAACCGTTTGGACGATGGCGGAATGCGAAAGCCGTTTGGACGCTCATCTTCGACACTTTGCCATGGCACTCATTAAAGCATCGCCCACCATACTTTCCGCAGCGCCACGCCGATTCGCAGCTGTCCTGTCGTGGGCATACAATTGCGGACTAGGAAACTATCGGATCTCAACGTTCAAGCGACGCATTGACTCAGGCGACTGGGCAGGTGCGCGTGAAGAGTGCGTGAAGTGGAACAAGGCACGCGGACGTGTGATGCGTGGTTTAACGCGTAGGCGTGAAGCTGAAGCACTTATGATGAGATAACCATGCTTGCACCGCTAAAAATACCACCAGGCGTATATAGGAATGGCACCAATTACCAGGCCGCGGGTAGGTATTGGGACGCAAATCTTGTTAGGTGGTACGAAGGAACCATGCGGCCGATTGGTGGATGGCGCAAAGCAGCAACATCAACCGTTACGGGTTCAGCGCGTGGCGTATTCAGCTGGCGCGACAACGATTACGACAAATGGCTTGCAATTGGCACGCACACCAACTTGTACATTTGGAATGGCGGAAGTTTTTATGACATCACGCCATCAGGTTACACCACGGGAAGATCATCATCATTTTCAGGTTATGGCTACGGCGCTGGAAGTTATGGCGCGTCAACGTGGGGAACAAAACGATCTGTTGGAGCTGAACTAGATGCAACAACCTGGTCATTTGACAATTGGGGCGAAAACTTAGTTGGGTGCGCCAATTCTGATGGCAAGTTATACGAATGGGCGCTCAACACGGGTTCGGATGCCGCCGCCATCACGAATGCGCCGACAGATAACACGGCACTTATTGTTACGCCAGAGCGTTATTTGTTTGCGCTTGGCGCTGGCGGCAACCCGCGTTTGGTGCAATGGTCTGACCAGGAAGACAACACAACTTGGACGCCAGCAGGAACGAATACCGCTGGATCGTTAGAACTTCAAACCAACGGTCGCATTTTGGCGGCTAAACGCGTGCGCGGTCAGATCTTAATATTGACCGAAACAGATGCTCATGTGATGAATTACCTTGGGCCGCCATTGGTATACGGTCAAGAAAAGGTGGGTTCGTTTTGCGGCATGATTGGTCCGCAAGCGTGTGCCGTGATTGAGGGCGGCGCCGTTTGGATGAGTGCGAAATCCTTTTTCTTATTCAATGGCCAGATCCAACCGCTCCCATGCTCGGTTGGCGACTATGTGTTTACCGACATCAACACGGATCAACTGGCAAAAGTTTACGCTGGACAGAATGCGGCTTTTGGTGAAGTGTGGTGGTTTTACCCGTCGGCATCATCCGATGAGATTGACCGATACGTTATTTGGAATTACCGAGAAAACCATTGGTCTATTGGCGCGCTAACAAGAACGTGCTGGACGGATTCTGGCGTGTTTCAGTATCCATTAGCCGTTGGTACTGATGGATATTTATACGAACACGAAAACGGATGGAGCGCAGATAGTACGCCGTTAACGTCCGCGCGTTACGCCGAATCAGGTCCAGTTGAAATTGGAGCTGGTGATCGTTTCATGTCGGTCCGCCAAGTGCTGCCGGATGAAAAGTCACAAGGCCAAGTGAAGTTGACGTTTTACACGCAGTCAACACCAGAGTCTTCCTCAACAACGTATGGACCTTATTCGATGCAACCTTACACGAATGTAAGGTTCACGGGTCGCCAGGTAGCGATGCGCGCTGTCGGAAATGCTGATGCTGATTGGCGTGTTGGAACGATTCGTTTGGATGCTGTAGCGGGAAGCGGACGATGAGACTACCCAATCCGCCACAAGATTATTCGGCGCCGATTGAGCGCGAACGCAATCGAGCCATTGAAAGCGCTGATGCGTTGAATCTGAAGAAGTTGCAGGATGTCGAGTTTGTTGAAGGTGCGCGCTTGATTTTGCGCTCGCCCAATGGAACGCGGTATAGCATTACGGTCAGCAATCTTGGCGTGATTAGCGCAACAGCAATTTAGAGGTAAACATGGCAACGAAAGCAGACATTCAAACGCTCTATCAGCAAACGTTAAACCGCGCGCCGCGTGACGATGAAGTCAATTGGTGGCTCATGTCCGCCAATAACGAAAAGTGGACGCCAGCACAGTTGCGTAGCGCGTTCTTGCGTGACGCGATACCTGAGCTTTACACGTCAGTCTTGGGACGCGCACCGCAACCCAATGAAACCGCATACTGGGATTGGGCGCAAAACGAATTAGCAAGCCCAGAGAAACTGCGCAGCGAGTTTCTGCGTTCAGCGCAACCAGAGATTGATATTAACGCAGCGCGTCAAGCGGGTGCCAAACGTACAACGCAAGGCATTACTTCAACGGGATTGGCGGAGCGCACTTACACGCCATACGCTGGCGATTACACCCGTTACGGTTTCGGGCCTGAAGGTTTACTGTTCACCAACACGGGCAAAGTGACACCCTACACATTGCCATCCGGTGAGAAGTGGCGGCCAGCCGTTGAGCCAGCCGAGCCAAAGCCAAGCGATTCAAACTTACCGCCCGTTGATAAAAAACCAATTCCACCGGATCTTGCAACCTTAACGCCGAATCCAAATACACCTGGAACGGTAACGCCAGGTGCTGGCGGAAACACGGGTTTGCTCGAAATGGGCAAGGATAATTTCATTGATGATCGGTCAACGCTATCAACAGGCGGATCGGTAACGGATAGCCTTTTGAATGTTCCGACGCAACCCGTTGTCAATCCTTACGATCAACAAGTAACGGCTTGGTATCAAGGTTTACTTGGACGCGCACCAACGCAAGCCGATCTGAGTTACTGGGGCGGTGAACTCGCCAAAGGCGTTGATGCTGGCGCGATTCAGGAATCTATTGGCACATCACCCGAAGCGTTGCTAAACCGCACTTATC